GCCCCCCTTGCCCTAATACCCCCGGAATCGGCGTCAGGCCGGATCCCAGCGGGTGCGGTGGTGGTTCGCCTGGACCAGCTCATCGCATAGGGTCAGCGCGGCGCCGGTTATCAAGTCTGAATCCGGCAGGCCGACATCTACCTCAAACGTGACCAGCGTTGTATCGAGATCGGTATCGTCACCGAAGCCTACGGACGTGAAAAGGAGCTTCGTCCAGCCATCCGGCGTCGCGGTATCGACACACGATCCCGCCTTGGTGAGCGTCGTGCTGGGATCAAAAACATTCGAGGCGTCGTCTATCTGACGATCCACGAACCCCGGCCGCGCCACGCCGGACTCGTAGACGGTGAGCCGCTGGCCGCCTTGGAAAATGCTGCGCTGGTCGCCGTGTACCCAAACTTGGAAAAACCACGCCTGGAAACTTCGCCGGACCTCGAACCAGATCCATTCAACCCGGCCGCCGCCGAACCATACCGTTTGCTCGTTCGGCTCATTGGTTTCGGCACACACAGTCAACAAAAGACCTTCCGAAAACGGCGGCAATTCCTCAAGAAATCGTCTATTAACCAGGAACGTCACGTCGCTGGTATCGAGATCAACATCCGGCCCGTGAAGAATATTTGAAAAATCCATGACAGTGAATCCATCGGGCGTCGCCAGATTGGCACACGGCACTCCCGTGGAGAGCGTCGTGCTGGCATCAAAAACCGTGGTGTTCTCGGCCCGCTCAGTCCACCCCGGACGGGCAACCCCGGATTCAAAGACTGTTATTTGCTTATCGTCCGGTCCGCCGGTCTGATCACCGGGCAGCCATAACGTGAAATACCAGGCTTCGCCGGGCGGTTGCGCCCCGAAAAGCCCTTGCCGCACCTTGAACCGGATCCAGTTTTCAGGCCCGCCCCCCATCAGATCCGCGCCGCCGCGGTGCTCGGTGGCACTCCGGGAGCCGTGGAGATTGATCGCCCTGGTGGGATCGATGCCGGCCCACCAGGCGGCCATCGCGGCACGCCGCGCGGCACACCCGGCGCACGGCGCGATCAGACTTCGATCGTCCACCGCCGCGCGGCCCAGTTGAGATCCGCGAGCGGCACGTCGGCGATCCCGGTGTTGAATACGGCGGCCATCAGGATCACGTCGCCGGGATGGTAGGCGCGGAATATTTCCTCCGTGTCGCCGTCGCCGTTGATCCGCGTGCCGATGTCGCCGCGGAGATTCGGCGGCTTGGCCACCGTCACGAGCGCGCCGTCTTGATCGCGCGTGACGGTGATCGTGTTCGCCTGCTCGGCCACCAGCGCGCCGGACTCCACGCCGGCGGCGTCGGCGCTGGTCGGCGCGCCCGGCGATTGCTGGCCGGCGCCCTTGGCCTGCTCCAGACGGTTGACGGCGGCGGCCACGGGTTGCAGCCATTGGGAACTTGAGATCGGCTGGCCGGCCAGCGGCGGCTTTATGGTCACGGGAAAAAGACCGGGAGCTCGGCGAAATCGAAAGCAGAATAGATATCGAACACGCCCAGGCCGCCCGGCTCGCTCGGCGGGTTAAAAGTCTCGGTGGCATCGTCGGGGATGAACCCGGATCCAAATGGAGGATCGGAGCGTCCAGCCGTCCGGGTTGTAGGTGAACTGGTAGCCGTGTGAATAGAGCCCTTCGTCGGTCTCATTCAACGTCGGGCCCAGGAACAGGAGCTCGTGCGCGCCGAACACGCCGAACGGCTCGGAATTGATCTGCCCGGCGCGCTTGATGTCGGCGTATTGAGGCGCGGATAGTTCTTTCGTCAGGGTCGCGGTCCAGGTTTGCCGTTGCAGATCCGCCGACACGGTGCGCGCGAACAAAGCGCCGGGAACCAGATAGCGCACGTGCATGAACGCGCCGTCCTTGTCTTTCCAGATGGTCTCCGTGAACGAACTCGGCGCGATCGAGAACACGCCGCCGCCGGACGCGCCGCCGGACTTTTCCAGATCCCCGGCCAGCGGAGCGCCCCACGTTACTTCGACAATGACGCGCGAGTTATCCACGCGACTGTCGCCGGCGATCTCGAACGCCGCGCGCCGATCGATCACCTGGATCCCCGGCATGAACGGATGAACGGACTTGTCGAGCGGCACGCCTGGCGCCTCGCGCGCCTCCAGGAGCCGCGCCAGCGGATGCAAGGAGCCCGGCAGACCCTTGACCCGGTAGGGTTGCACGTGCGTCGAGCGGCCTTCCTGCTCGGTGAGCGTGCCGCCCACCTGGGCGTCCACCGCGAGATTCTGATCGCCCCGCTGGCCGATGAACCCGGCCGAGAATCCGAGCGCCACGGTGAGCTCGAGGTTCTGGATCGGCGCGAACTGGAGATCGAACGACGCGCCGATCGCGGCGACCACCGGCACGCCGAGCTCCGCGAGCTCCGCGTGGAACCCCAGGCCGGCGGTGACTTCGTGCGTGGCCATTATGGTGCCGCCACCGCGATCTGCTTGCCGGTCCGCTCATTGCGGAAAAAGGACTTTTCCATGGTCGAATTTAGCTTGTCGAGCGCCGTGGTTTGCTTCTGGCTTTCCTTGAAAATGCCCTGAATGTCGCGGCCGTTGATGGTGCCGGTGCCCGGCGCCGGCAGGCCGCCGCCGCCGAAGTCCGGCACCTGGCCGAGCTTGCCGCTGATCTCGTGCATGATGTCCGCGATCCGCCGCCCGTTGATGGTCCCGGTGCCGGCGCGTGGCGCCTCCAGGCCGGTATCCGGGATCACCGACATGAGGTTAGACCCGCGCACCGCGTTGATGATCTTCTTGCGGAACGACTCCGGCACGTTGAGCGCCTCGATCCCCTCCTGGAGCGCGCGCGCGAACGCGGCGCGTGTCTCATCGAGCGGCAGAAACTTGTCGATCCCCGCGAACGATCCCGCGAGAGTCTCCGCCAACCGTTGCGCCGTCCCCGACGGGATCTCCAGCGCCTCGAACGCGCCATGCAGGCCGCGGGCGAAAAAGGCGCGTGTCTTATCGAACGGCAGATCGCCCGATAGCACGGCCCCGGCGCCCGCCAGGGCGAGGCCGGCGCCGCCCAGCATCGGACCGAACGGCGTCGCGGAGATCAGCGGCGCCGTGCCGAGCTTGGCGATCTTGAGCCCGATCGTTTTCAGCGACGCGCCGATCCCGTCGAGGCCGCCCTTTATGATGTTTTCGAGCAGGTGCTTAATATCGTCGGCGAACGGTTGCAGCTTGCCGGACAGCTTCGCCATGGCTTTAAGAACCTTGTTGTCCAGGATATCGCCGATCTCCGCCCACGTGTCGCGGAACAGTTCAACGGCGTCGGTTTCTTCCTTCGTGAGCGCCAGATCGAGCTCCTGGAATTGCTTGTCGATGCTCGCGAAAAGATTAGTCACGTCGGCGAGCACCACGGCGAGCTCCTTGTTTCGCGCGCCGAGCACTTCCTCCAGGAGCGCCGAGCGCACCAGCGGATCCTCGATCTTGTTGAGCGCCTCGCCGAACGTCTTGAGCACGGCGATCGGTCCGCGGGCGAACGACTGCTTGAGCGTGTCCGCGGACAGGCCGAGATCCTCGAACACCTTTGCGCCTGGTCCGGTGCCGTCGCGCGCAAACTGAATGATCCCCTTCGAGAGTTGCCCGAAGCCTTTTAGCAACTGCTGGAGATTCGTCCCCGAGAGGGTCGCGGCGGCCTTGAACTTCTGCACCTGCGCCGTCGTGATCCCGAATTGTTTTCCGAGCTTCGTCAGCTTGTCCACTTCCTCGATCGCGCCGGTGAATACCTTGATCGAAAGGCCGGCGCCGAGGCCGCCCGCGGCGGTGCCCACCAGGCCGGCGCCGAGCAGGCCGAACTTTGATCCAAAGGATTTAAGAAACCCGCCGAACTTCGAGATCCCCGCTTTGGATTGCTTGAGCGATCGCGACAGGCCCGCGTTGTCGCCCTTGATTTTGACCGTTAGGTTCTTGTCAGCCATACGCTAATGCCGCCATTGCCTCGATCTGATCCGCGTCGCGGAGCCACGGCCGCTCCGCCGGCGCGTTGCGGGCGCGCAAGTAGCACGCCCAGGCGACGAGATCGACATACGTGATCGCGGCGACCAGGCGGCGCACGTCGATCTCGCCCATGGCATAGGCGAGATCATAGATCAGCCGTCCGGTGCCGCCCGCGGAAAATCCTGATCGAGCTCGGCGACCTCGGCGCCGCCGGCGTCGCCCGGTTCGAGCTCGTTGAACTCCAGGATCGCCGCGACCAGTTCGAGCGCTTGCGCCATCGGGATCTGCTCATCCGCCGCGATCGCCGGCTCGCCCTGCTCATCGATCACCGACGCGCGGATCAGCGCTTCCGGATCGACGGACTCGCCGTTGATATACGGCCAGGTATCGCGGAGCGACAGTTCACAGATCGTGACGGCGGTGCCGTTTTTTAAGCATACCTCGCGCACCCTCGGCTTGCCGAGGATCGCGGTTAGCCGGCCCACTATGCCGCGCCGGCGGTGTGAGCGGGTTTGCCGGCCCAGGTGAGCGTATACGTGCCCAGCATCCGATCCTCGAACGGACTTGGAAAAGTGAAATTATTAACGAACGCCTGGCCGACCAGCTTGGCGGCCGTCGCCTGGCCGGACTTGAGCGGCCACGTAAACGTGACTTCCTCCGGATCCACGGTGATCGGGACGCCGCCGGTGCCCTCGATGTCGTCCTGGTCCTGGAGATATTCGATGTCGATCGATCCCCAGTCCTCGACCTTGCCCGGCACCTTGTCCATGTGGCTCGAACCCATGTGGTGATCCGGGATCACCGGGCGCGAAATGGCCGAGAAAATCACGCCCATGATCCGCGGCGCGAATGTCGTCGTTGTTCCGAAACCGATCGTGATGCCGGTGCCGATCTCTCCACTCATGATCTGATCCTCTGTTTAACGCCTCGCGGCGCGCCGTGCGTTGAGCTCAAGCAAACGGCGAAATTCCGCCGGATATACTGATACCGCGGCGTGTTGAGCATGGCGAAAGATTATAGGCTCCATAGCGCGACGCTCAAGCACCACCGTCACCTGGTCGATGGGCAGCGCGTGGCGGTCCGGGTTGCGCTTGCCGGCCGGCGTCGGATCGGCGTGCGTCGAGCGGCCGCCGCGGTGGCGCGGATTCGGCCGGCGCTTGAACTCGCCCGTGTGGCCGCTCGGCATGGTCGCCCGAAACGTCGGCGCCCACTTCTTGAGGATCCCCGGATCGGTTTTCGGCGTGATGCCGCTCTTGAGCCCCAGCCAGATCCGCGTGAAATCGCCGGCGCCCAGGACTGTTCGCTTCGCCGGAAAATTCTTGAGCCGGCGGCGGAGCGTTTTTTGCTTCACGCCGACGCGCGCGGAGATCTCTTTAATCGACAGGCTCACGGCTTTTTTGCCGGCCTTGCCGAGCGCGCGGCGGTTCGCTTTGGCTTGTGCCTTGTCGAGCTCGCCAAACCAGCGGCCGACACCGGCGAGCTCCCCAGGCGCGACCGTGACGCCGATGCTCATGCCGGCGTGAGGATCAATTTAATGGTGCCGCGGCCGTCCGGCTGGCGGCCGTCGATCGTGTAGTCGGTGCCGCGAATGGTGATCGTGGTCGCCTGGGTCACTTCGCGATCGATGTCCGCATCGAAGATATTGATCGCGGCGGTGACAAACGTCGGCCCGCCGAGCTCGCCGCCGGCGTCGGATTCGTCCTGAAATATCCCATGGAACGCGCGCCCGCCGATCCGCGCCTGGTCGTGATCGCCCGCGATGGCGGCGAGATCCTGGCCGGCGTCAAACGGCCGGCCCATGGTCCCCACGCTTGCCGAGCTCCACCGTCGGCACGATCGCCACCAGCGCGACGATCCGGTGCGCGATCAGGAACCCGCGTTGCGGCTCGGTGAGCTCCACCGTGTCGCCGGCGGCGCGCGCCTGGCCGTTGATGGTCGTCGGCGTGAGCACCCGGCAGAGTAGCCCGTGCTCGCGCAAGCGCCCGGCGCGCGCTTTCACTTGCCGGCGCTTTCCTTCTTCGGCTGCTTGCCGTCAAAGGCGATCGCCTGGCCGGTGGCGATCAATCCCTTGGCGTCGCCGTCCGGACACTCCACCACGTCGCCTGGCTTGCGTGGCTGTTGGCCGACCACCACGCCGGTCACAATTTTGATCTGCATTGTCTACCCTCGGAGTAAATGCCGGCGGCCCCGCGCCGCCGGCCTGGTCTCGGTTGTCGCTTACGGTCCCGTGTTGATGCAGAACGCTTGCGGATGCCGGAGCCCCACGTCTACGTCCTGGAACGCCCGGAGCACGATGCCGCCGGACTTGGCCTTGGTCGCCACGTCTACGTTGATGTCGAGCACGCCCCACATGCCGAGAAGGATCTGGTTGAACGATCCGAAGATCACCTGATCGGTGGCGAGGTTCGACGTGGCGATCGCCTGGCGACCGTTCACGACGTTATTCATCCACACGAACAGACCCGATCCGCTATCGACCAGCGTGGTCTTGAGCGGCCCGGCGACGGCCCATAGGGTCATGTAGACCGCGGAATCGGACAGCGCGTTAGCGGCGCCTACCGTGGTCTCGAATCCCACGAGCTCGGCGTGCGTCGGCACCTTGACCCCGGTCACGTCCGCGACCACCTGGGTTAGCACCCCGGTCACGTTGATGATCCCTTCCGGTTGCCCAGCCGATCCGGAGCCCCGAAGGATCCCGATGTCGATCGCCTGCGCGGCACCGTTCACGAGATCGTTTCTCACGATCTGCTCGACGGCCGGCGTGCTTTGCTTGATTAGCTTGCGCGTGATCGGCACTGGCCCACTGACGGTTTTCGGCGCCAGCGTGACCGCGCCGATCGCAACTTCCGTGTCGGTGCCGTCTGCATCCTCCGCGAGCCATCCGAACGTGGCGAGCCCCGTTTGCTTCGGGATATCCACGTCCCCGACTAACCCCGGCAATGGCACGGCACCGGCGGCCAGCGACACGCTCCGCGCCTGGAGCGCCTCGATGAACGCGGACGCCAGGAGCTCGGTGCCCTTGAGCGCGGCGGCCACCGTGCCCGTGGTGGCCACGCCCATCGGCACGGTGCGCGTGAACTCCAGCGCGTGCGCCCTGGCCATGAGGCCGGGATCGGCCTGCCACGGCGTGCGCTGTTGCACGTCGTACGGGATCAGGATCCCGCGCGGCTCCACGCCGAGCTCGTCGGCGACGGCGTTGGAACACTCGATCTCGAACGGCGCCACCTTTTGCGGATCGCTGGAACTGTCCAGGCCCCGCAAACACATGAGCGCGCGGATCGCTTTCATCACCGAATACTCGCGCGCCTGGCCGTCGCTCATGCCCAGGAGGGTTTTCGGCTGGTCGGCCGGGAGTCGCGGTGCGAGCGCGTCCGGCTTCATGCTTTGCAACATGGGCATAATGTTGGCGCGGAACTGATCCACGCTATGCCCTTCGTTGATCGCGCGCTCGGCCTCGACGGTGAGATCGGGCACGTGGCTCCAGGGTGCGGCCGTCGCTTGAATGTCGGCGATCCGCGTGCGCTCGCCCTGGCGGAGCTTGTCCGCGGCGGCGGCGGTAATGTCAACCACGGTGGGCGGCTCCGCGGGGGTTTTCGTTTTGTCGTTCATGGGATCACATCCTCGATAATGGATCAGGGTCGGAATGTCGTCGGCGCCGCGGCCCACTCCCACGCTCGGATCGGCGGCCACCGTGACAAAAGAAATCTCGTGTGGCTCCCAATCGATCGCGCGAAGCGTATCCGGTTCGCCCTTGGTTTCGGCTTCGATCAGATCGGCTTCGTAGATCACATACCCCACCGATGTTTTGGTAAGGATCCCATCCGCGATGTCGATCAGCGCTTCCTTTGCTCGCCGGCCTTTGCCCAGCCGGACCACGGCGCGCCCACGCCGATCGGAGTCGATGGAAGCAAACTCCACCACGCCCAGGCGCCGGGCCCGATCGTGGTTTTCCAAAACACTCGCGCCGTCGTTAAGCCTGCCAAGGCGGATCGACTGAGGCGAGTGATCGAGAATCTCGTTGAAATCGTCAGAGAAAAAGCCGCGGCGCAGCACCGGGAGCTCGCTGGAGAATGAGATCTCCACGGTGCGCGCGTCGAGATTGACGCTCGCGGCCAGGAGCTCGGCGGCGCGTTGCAAGTAGCCCAGTTTTTCGCGCGTGTCTTTCATGGTGTCACGCGGCGTCGGCCGCGCCCTCGGTTGGCTCGAATTGTAACCCGCCCGGCAGGGTCGGCGCGATCCCCAGCTTGTCGAGCGCCTCCTTGTCCCTGGCGATTTCCTCGAATACCTCATCCGGATCGCGGCCACTTTCCCTGATGATCTCGCGCAATGAGCGCGTCCGGAGTCCCCAGTCGATTGAATTCGCCTGGCTGTCCTTGATCGGATCCGGACTTTTCCAGCGTCGCGGTTGCCACGCCGGCGCGTTGAACTTATCGAAGCCGGACGCCGGCAGGCCGCCCAGGTGGCCCATGGTCAGCGACCACCGCAGCCAGTCCGGGAACAGGCGCCGGTAGATCGCCTCGACAAACGCCTGCTGTTGAATCATCCAGCCTTCGCGATCGTCCTGGAGGCCGCCGCGGATGCTCGACAGGTTCACGTTTTCCACGTCCTGCGCCAGCATCGGATAGAACACATTGAGCCCCGCGGACACGCCCCGGAGCAGATGCTTATTGAATTCCGGAAACTCGCCGAGCGGATACACGGGATCCCACTTCTCGAATTCCCAATCATCCGGCACCACCAGCTGCTCGCCTGGCTCCGCGTCCTGGAGCACGGCGCCGTTCGTCGTTACTTCATCCACTGGCCCGCCCTCGCCGGTGGGCGTTTTCCAGATCCCGAGCTTGCCGGCGCCCACGCGCGCATTGACCAGCGCCGCCTCGCGATAGCCGCCGAGATCGTTGAGCGGCGCCATGGCGGCGTGACCCCACGGGATCCCCCGCACCTGTTCCGGCCACTCGGTCGCGAAGCCGTGAATGATGTCCCCCGCCGGCACCACCAGGTGCTCGCCGGCGCGGAGCGTGTCGAGCTCGCCAGGGAGCGACGGCGTGGCGGCGGTGCCGAGCAGATGGTAGGCGAGCGGCCTGCCAAGCCCGTCGAGCTCGACGCCCATCACGATCCGGTTGCCGGACGTGGGATCGTTCGCTTCGTTTTTCTTG